CCTTTTCTGCATCAGACATCGCTTCATTCTTTTTAGTCTTAGGCGTTATAACCTTTATAGATTTCAAACTATCTGGTTTATCACTGTGTACAACACGTTTTGCTTCTTTTTTCATAAGTCTGTTTGTAGCTCTGTCCATACCACGTACGCGCATTGCAGCTTTTCTTTCAGGACTTTTCTTATACGATTTATTTGGTCCGCCTAATTTACTTATAGCATCTGCAGTAGCTTGTTGTTGACCTTTGTGATACATATCTCTTGCTGCTTTACCTAGGTAATTTTTTGCAAGAGTTTTTGAGATTTCATTTACTTTAGATTCGTTTTGTCTTCTAAGAACTGCTGCAACTTGAGGATGTTTATGTATGTCTTTAGAAATTTTATTCATAGCTTTAACAGCACCGGTCATATTACCTTTTTTATAACGAGGATCAGATGCAATGCCAATTGCCTGTTTAACATGTTTAGGATCATGTGCTTCATATTGAACATCATCTCTCAAATCTTTATCAGCACCATGATAAGTACCTTTGCCTTTTGTAATATACGAATTGACTCTTGCCATTCCCCATTGTTGTGGTGTTGTTCCTGGCCTATGACCAGTTTTCCAAGCTGCCATGCCTCTATTGTATACTTTTTTCAAAGTACCATAAGATACACCAGACTTAGCTGCTTTTTTCTTGAGTCCTTCATTTTCAAGTAACTCTTCATAAGTTGAAAATTTAAGCATTTTCTTTACTCCTGTTTTTAATTTTTCTCACTTTAGCTCGATCTAGCATTCTAGCATGTTTTATTTTATCGACCATTTTTTCTCTTTCAATTTTTTTCTTAGCTAATTCAACTGCGTCTTCTCCATACATTTTTTTATATTTTAATGTATGTTTACTTGGTTTAGTTTTTGCAGTAGCATCTCCTGGCGCTGGTTTATAAGCTGCAGGATTATCATCATCATACTTAGAATATTTTTTAAAATGTGATAATCTTTTTTTCTTAGTTGATTTAGATAGTCCACCATAGTAGGGTGCGGGTTGTGTTCCAGGAGCTTTCTTAACATCTGGATCTTGTTTGACTTTTTGGTTTCCTTCTTTTTTCTTTTCCACTAGTTCAATATCTGTTAACCATTTTCTGTAAATCTTCCCGTTAGATTCTATAATGACATAATTAGTTCCAAGACTGGTAACACTACCGAGTTCGTCACTGCCCACAATTGCAACACGATCACCAATATTATACAGAGTTCCTTTAACATATGCCTCTCTTTTCTCAGAGACAGGCTCGAAATGTAACTTATTATAATATTCTTTTTGCTCTTTGAGTCCCATACCTTTTCTTACTTCATTATATACTTTCTTTGCGTCTGCATTTGATACATTCCGTGGCAGCCCCTGTGAGAATTGTATGAAGTCTCCTTCATTTGCGAGTGCTCTCATCTTAGATGCTGACATTCCACTAACATCGTCTGCATCGGGGTCTCTGTCTCCGGCTGAAATTACGTTGATTTTATTGAAATTATAAAGACCATGCCGGCCTTTAACTCCATTATATTTGTTTAACAATGTATTGAATTCATTTACTCTGTCTGATCCAACAACCATTGCTATATTCTTAAATCCATCATTATACATTTCAGTGACTGCGTCAAAAACATTTTTAACTTTTTTATTAAGCATTACACTTCTTGCATGCTTAGGAAAAAACTTACGAACAGTCTTAACTTTATATTTAAAATCCAATGGATTTTTCTTTTTATCTGTTGATTGAGATAAGTAAACCCTATAAGGATTCTTACCAGATTTTTTTGACAACTCATTCATTAATTTTTCATGACCAGTTGTAGGAGGATTCATACGACCGAAAGTAAAGAATACGGTCTTCTCTTCCTCTATCAAATAATTTTTAAATGAACTTATCATTAACCTTTCTTTCTTTGTACTTCTTTTTTACGTACATCCTTAAATATTCTTTTAGCTATTCTTTTAATTCTTTGTTGTAAAGCAGGCTTTTCGAGTCTCTTCTCAATCTCTTGTTTCCTTGCAAAAGATAATTCACCTTTCGGTATTCCGCGAGTTAGTTTCTTTGCAATTTGTTGCCTTGCTTGCCTCATTGCTCTTTTTTCGAGAGTCTTTTTATTAGCCATCTTTCTCATGGCTCTTTCACGACCAATTTTTATTCTTGTCTTTAAACGCTTCATAAGCCTTGAACGTTTCATTCTTTGTTGTAAGTTTAGAGCCTCATCAACATCTTCTTTCTTTTTACTATACTTATTAGTAACTGTGTGTGGTTTACCATTAATGTGAACTACTGCTTCACCTTCTTTATCCACATTTCCGTCCCATTCACCAGCAGCATGAGCTTTACGAGCTGCTTTAACTTTAGGGTGATTGCGTATTTTCATTAATCTAGCAGCAAATGAGTTATCACCAAAACTTGATTCTTTTTTAATAACTTCTTTATCAGTCTTCACCATTCTAATACCGACCTTTCCGTCTGGCTTAATATATTTTTCTGGTTTTCTATCTGCTGATTGGACGCTCTCATTACCGTGGTATTGCTTCTTACGTTTTTGAGCGTAGTATTTGATTGCATCATCTTCGCCTGGTTTATAATCTACAGACGTAAAATGTTTAAAGTCTAATGGTGCCATTAGTTCCTCCCCGGCTTGTCCCATCCTTTTATAATTTCTGGTGAAAAGTTGGCGTATGAAAACTCCATACGGTCAACAATTTTCACTGCATCACCACCAAGTTTGTCAATGGCCACATAACCCTCTTGACCCGTTACCTTATACCCATCACGAGTCTTAAGAAACGTCTGTGCGCCATTTAACTTATTAAGTATATTTATAATTTTTAATTTTGCTAGAACTATAGATTTTTGTAATTCGAACATCATTTCTAAACTTATTTTATTTTGTGGTGAAAAGAACTTTAATATTTCATCTAGTTTTTTTTGTTGAGCTGTCTTTCCTTTTTCACTCTTTCTTTTATCTATCTCTTTTTGAAACTTCAATTTTATGTGTGATATTAACTTCGCAACGTGGGATCTGGTGTTACCAATGACTTCGCCTTTTCGTACAAACGTATTATTAAATGTTTCAATAAGTTGAGCAAGATTTTGGTTGCTTTCGAGAGTACGTAAGGTAGTACTAGAAATTTTATTAAAAATCCTGCCAGCATTGCTAAGATGTGCATTGACTTCCTCCGTATCTTTTTTAGTCATAGTGAATTGTGTCATATCTCTTAACATTGCATCCTGCGACCAAACATTTTTAGTGTTCTTAAACTTTGTAGTATCTACACCGTATGATGCTTTCATTGTTTCAAATGTTTTACCCGTATATGTAGTATGCCACACTATACCAATCTTCGCAGCCTTAACTTTCTTAGCAGCTTCAGTTCCAGCAGGTACTGCATATACAATTGTATTTGGATGAAAGGTAACATAGGGTTTACCTTTTAGTTTCTTAGTCTTAACTTCACTTGAATCAAATAAGAAGTCACCTTGTACTACACCTTTGATACCGAGTTCAGGCAAATACTTTAATGCGGCTTTGAGCTTAGCATTAAGATCACCACCAGTATCATCGTCAATGTCAGAATTAGTTTTGTATACCTTTGGAGATTTGTTGAATATCCCTTTCTTGGCAACAAAAAATTTACCGTCGCGAGGATCAATACCAGCGAAAACAGCGGGTGCACCGTCCCACTTGACACTAACGTTTCCGTCCTTAACTCCTGCTAACATGTCTCTTAACGAACGCAATGCAAGTATTGCTTGGCGTGTTCCATCAACTCCACCATAGAGAACCTTGTCCTCAATATGGGTCATATGAGTATTCTTTTGTTCAGTTATAAATTCTTTAAAATTAATCATTATACATATGCCTTTATATAAACTGATGAATCTTCTGTTTGAGAAGCTGCAATATTAAATACGTTTGTAGCAAAACTATTTCTTGCAGAATTATTTGCTTTCATAATAAAGTCACAAACAATAGTTGTTGCTAACTTTGAATGCACATCTGCGGCCTTTCTTGTTTTTGGATAATTATAAAAATCTTCTTCTTTTATGTTTTTATCTGTTCTTTGTACTGCACTCCAAAAGTTTTTTGTTTCAGCACCTATTTTTCCTGTAGATAATTGTGTGTGAATTTTTCTAGCATCAATAGCAAGCTTTTGATTATCAGGTAAATTTCTTGCTCTTAAAAATTCTTTAGCAGCGAATCTAATTTGGTCATAGCCAACTTTACCACCTCTTGCAGTCTTGCCGCCGATTTCCATATTCACAGCATTAAAATCACTAAATGATCTAAAATCTAGTTCTTGTCCATCAATAAAAACAGTTGCACTTTTACTTGACCAAAATGTTTTCTTTGCTAACACGAGTTTATTAAACTTTCTTTGTTTTTCAGGTAACCTATCTAGATTGTATACATCTAATTTTATCTTACTATCGAGTTTAAATTCAGGAACAAGCTTAAGTGATATTGGAACTATATCACGATTTCTAAAAGCTTTAGATAAACTTATATTTAATGAAGCAACTGAATGACTTTGTAATACTTTACTCACATCAACATTTTTCTTTATTGCGTAAATGTCGCCTGGGTTCCATTTATCATTACTTAATCCAGGCCTACCTTCAGCTTTATACGCATCAGCTTTTAATTTATAAATTTCTTTCATCTTAGATTTACCGCGATATAATATATGATCTTTATTTACGTATCCTTGTTGAATTAATTTTTTACCAATCATAAATCCAGATCTATGCCATTGTGGATGATCGTCTGTCAATTTAAGAAGAAAATCGAATTTTGTATCTACGTCGACGTCGCTATAAGCGTCTTCCATTATGCTTTTCTGTGTATAAAATTCATAAGGTTTATTTATCCCGTTTTTTATAAGTGCAGCCAACATCACACATTGTAAAGATTCCCCTTCAGATGTTTTACCTGATTCTCCACCACCTTTACCTTTACCACCAAAATATGTCGACTTTGCAATCTTAGGTAATTCTATTTTACCTATAGTAGTATCAACTTCGATAGAAGGTAATTGTTTAACTAATTTAATATCTTTTTGAACTGCTGCTTTATAATCATTAATAACTTTTTTGTTATCACTAGTATTTTTAACAATGAATTCTTTTTGATCAGGAGATCTAATAAGTTTTATTTTTCCAAGAGCTGACATCATTAAATCAAATCTTTCAGGTCTATCGCGCCAACCAGAATTATCAAGTGCATTAAACCCCATGCGCTCCTCCAAGTATCTCATGTATGTTTTAAATCTTAACATACATCTATTTATAATAGTTCAGAGTTAAAAAAAGCGCCCATAAAGGCGCGTTAATTAAGAGTTATTTATTTTTAAAAGCGACCAAGGAATCGAGCAATGTGATGAACAAACGGTAATAGTGTCATAGCCATAAAGAGATTGACACCAGTATGAGCCATAGCGATACGCAAGGTATCACCTTTAGGCATACCGTCTGAAACTAGAAGTCCCGCTAACCAAATTGTACCAGTCGTTCCGATATTGGCGCCAAGAACTGCTGCAATTGCTGCTGGTAAGGGGACAGCGCCTGATGCCACAAGGGCAATGATTGCGGTAGTAGATAAACTCGAAGACTGCCATAAGAGAGTCATAACGATACCACCTAAAAACATATAAACAATATTTCCGGTAAACCAGGATAGGTGTTCCATGTTCCCCATTGATTTCATTCCGCCGGAAAACATTTTAAGACCTATATAAAAAACTACAAGTCCAACAAGTGCCGTGATAACGGGATTGCCTAGTTCCATCTTACTAACCTTTTTAATTAATTTGTCCATACTATTATGTATTAACGACCACGGTTCTTGAA